GTAGCGGCTTCCGCAGCATCGTGTTGTTCTTTAGACGACACTCTTACTGTAGGAAATACCACCGCTCAAGACATTAATACTACCGGAAATATTTCTATGTCGGGAGCAGCGACATCTCTTGCTTTTACAGGAGGGTCTGATATTACTTTAGCTGTAAACAGCGACATTACAACGTCAGGAAACATAAACCTTTCTGGGGCGACCTCGGTTTTAAACTTTGGAGCTACAGCTGCTATCAGCGATTACAACAGCGCTACAGGATCAGCCGGACAAATACTTACGGTTAACCCTGCAGGAACTGGCGTAGAGTGGTCTACGGGTGTGCCTGTAGCCTCTATGCCTACATTACAGCAGGTTCTTACTGCGGGAGATACGGCAGTAGGTAACCCTATGAATCTAACTTCGGGGTCTATATTAACTTTGGACGCTGCCTCAAACATTATCTCAGACGCGACCAACACCTTTACGGCTACAAATACCTTCTCTGCAAATGGGACAACAAACAATACCTCGGGTATTGGTTTAACGGGATCTCTTTGGGATGGGACCAGTACGGGTACGGTAGGCCAAGTTTTAACATCTACCGCTACAGGGGTGTCTTGGGCAACTGGTTCTGGAGGAACACAAAATTTACAGTCGGTATTAGCCGCAGGCAATACCGCAACAAACGATATTATCCTAACTGGTTCTATTATCCCTACTACCATTACAGACGGGGTAGCTTCTGTGGGGTCATCTGCACAGTATTTATCTTCTACAGGCACTGGTTTGGCATGGGCTACGCTTCCTGCCGCAGGAGTTTCATCGGTAAATTTTGCAAATACTAATCAACCATCTTTAGGCCCTCCCATAGTTGTTAATCCTAATGTCGGCAATGTTCTTATAGAATCGAGAATATATGGCGGTGGGTCTCTACAAGGAAATGTGCCTCCGGGAGGAAGTGTAACACAGTTCTTACAGGGTGACGGAACCTGGGCAGTCCCTCCAGGAGCAGTAACCTCGGTTTCCCAAGTGGTGTCAGGAACCTCAACAGGACCGACTGACGCTATAAAAGTCACCCCTTCTGTAGGGCTTGTTACAGTTGCTTCTAATGCTTTTGACGGATCAGATAAAGTGGGCCATGTACCTGACGCTTCTGCGGCTACGGGGTCTACAGATTTCTTAAGAGCCGACGGAACGTGGGCGACTCCTGCGGGAGGTTCTTCAGGCTTCGGAGGGCTACAGACCTTCATGTTGACTCAGGCTAAGACCGCTGTTACAGCTAACAACTATATGACCTTAGCTCTTAATAACACAAACACAACGGGAGACAGAACGGTGTTCTCAACGGATTTAGGATCTTCATCTCCAGCAGTTATGGCTGGGACCATGACTGATGGGCAACATGTGGCTGGTTGTTTTTTATTTAACCCTGTAACCAGTTCATGTTTAACCGCTACTACAGCTATGAAGTGTTGCGATATCTACTTCCAATATCTTCCAGAGCTTTCGGGACATAATTGGACCTTAGAGCTATGGAAAACATCTGTATGCACAACGGGGACATATACTGCTGCTGGGTCTGCTACTGTATCCTCAACCGCAGGCACGCTTGTGTGCGACAGCATTACTTTTGTTAGCGCGGCTTTACAAACATTACAGTTAGGTGAGGCTTATTTTATAACAGTAAAGCAAGATGCCGCATTAGCCGCAAACGACTTTCTCCTGAACCTTACGGTAAGATATGAGATGGTAGCTTAAAACTTTAAATTAAATGAAATGGACATTAGAAAAATATCAATCGGCGCAGACTATAAGTCTGGCGCGATGCATTACATAGTAGGTCAGGATGTCTTGGGTGGAAGTCATAAGATACACCTTATACAAGATAACGACGAAGCGTATAGAATCTGGATTCAGAAGACCGAAGAGGTTTATCTGTGGAAGGAGTTTCGAAAAACGCTACCTATTTCTTTAGAGTTTAATATAAACTTCTGATGAAATCCCCTTTTAGCTTTCTTGTAAAAGCATATAACGAAAGGAGATACGATAACATTAAAAAAGTAGGTGGCATTGATTTAGTCACCAGCGTATCTAAAGAGGATCACGTTTCTTCTAACCGCTTTGCGGTGGTAGAGGAAACTCCCATCAACTACTGCGGACCTATAAAGAAGGGGGACACCCTTCTCGTTCATCACAACGTATTCAAGTACTACTACGATATGCGGGGTAGGGAGAAAAGTGGAAAAAGCTTTTTCAAAGACGATCTATTTCTTATCGATCCAGATCAGTTCTTCCTGTATAAATCTGCAGATAAGTGGAGGGCATATGGTAAGTATTGTTTTATAAAGCCTGTAAAAGCCAGGGAGTCTGTGGTATATAAACGTGGAGAAGAGCCTTTGGTTGGGAAAGTTAAATATATCAACGCTGAGCTCGAAGCTTTAGGAGTCAAGGAAGGTGACGAAGTTTCTTTCGAGCCTGAAAGTGAGTACCCCTTTACGGTGGATGGTGAGAAACTATACCGTATGTTTACCAATAACATCACGATGATACTATGATATATATAGTTGACGACATTATTGATCAAGATCTTTTTAATCTTGCTGCGGACTATTTAAACGAGGGGGAGTTTGAGAAGGTAGAGTCAGGGGGGAAAGACTTTTATATAAAAGAATCTCCAGAAAGCTTTACTAAATATATCTTAAACAAGCTGGAGGAGAAGGAAGGAAGGGAGATGGAAAGCATCTTGTCTTTCTTTAGGCAGTCTACAGATGAGTTAGACGTCACATGGCGCATTCATTCTGACTTAAATATAAACGGACAGCGCCCAGATAGGGCTTTAGTTTTATATATGTCTCCTCGCGAAAGAGAGGAGCTACACGGTACGGCTCTCTGGGAGCATTGTAGATATGGTAGGAAGCTTCCAAAAGATATAACGGACGCAGAGTATGACCGCATGATAAAAGTGGACTCAGAGGTTTTAGATATGTGGAGGTTAAGCTCCGTGGTAGGCTATGAGCAGAACCGTATGGTCTCTTACCCATCCAGTTATTTCCATAGTAAATATCCAAACACCTCTTGGAAAGAAGGTAGACAAGTATATGTAATGTTTTATAAATATAAAAATTAAATCATGGGAGTACAGAAAAACATAGCTTCACTAAAAGTGAATACAGAAGAGATAACCGATAATTTAAAGAAGCTTATTCTGGAAGAACAGAAAACCAGAGAGTTAGCTGTAGGAACTTTAGAGTTGTTGAAACTTATGCCTGGGTATGACGAGGCTTTATCTAAACTAAAAGAAAAGGATGGACATCAAGGAGCTTAAGCAAAGTATTATATTTGCGGGGGAACAGGCTGTTAAACAGTTAGTTAAGGTAGCGAAAGAAGATATTATAAAGTATGATACTGAGGATGAGTTGGCTGCTGATAGATTAAAGAATGCAGCTGCCACTAAGAAGCTCGCTATATTTGACGCCTTTGAGATACTTAAACGTATTGAAGAGGAACGAGCTATATTGGATGGGACTGTCGTAGAAAAGAAAAATAACACACCGAAAGGATTTGCAGAGTCACGATCAAAATAGTTTATATAAGGTTATTCATAACCATATACCGAAGTCTGTCCTTGCTTCTAAGAACAAGGCTCGGACTTGGCTATACGGATATAATAACAAGTATGACGTTATAGTTATTTCTCGTGACGGAACTATAGGTGAGGTATATTATGTCAATGGTTTATACATAGGTCTTCCTAAAGTTTCTAAGGATGTATTTAAAAGGTCGGGGAAAAAGGAGGAGCAATATTGGGAATCAACACCTATCGCAAAAGAACTGAAGAGGATTAAATCGATCTTTCAATGGCACGAAACGCCAGACACATTTAAAGCGGAGTGGGTAGACTATGTTGAACAGGAGTTCGATAGAAGAGAGCAGGGGCATTGGTTTATGAATAATGGTTCTCCTGTATACCTAACTGGCACACACTATATGTATCTGCAGTGGACCAAGATAGACGTAGGTAATCCCGACTTTCGTGAAGCAAACAGGATATTCTATATATTTTGGGAGGCGTGCAAAGCAGATAAGCGTAGCTTTGGGATGTGTTACCTTAAGATACGTCGTTCAGGATTCTCTTTTATGAGTTCGTGCGAGGGCGTAAACCAAGCTACTATAACTAAAGACTCCAGAATAGGAATACTTTCAAAGACAGGATCAGATGCTAAAAAAATGTTTACCGATAAAGTTGTACCTATCTCTAACAACTATCCCTTCTTCTTTAAACCGATACAGGATGGAATGGATAAGCCTAAAACAGAGCTGGCTTATCGTGTTCCTGCTTCGAAGATTACAAAGAAAAACATGTACCACCTCGCGGATGAGGAGCTGGAAGGACTGGATACGACGATAGACTGGAAGAATACAGGAGACAATAGCTATGACGGAGAGAAGCTACAGCTTCTGCTCCACGATGAGAGCGGAAAATGGGAGAGGCCGGATAATATTCTAAACAACTGGCGTGTCACTAAGACATGCTTAAGGTTGGGAAGTAAAGTTATTGGGAAATGCATGATGGGCTCTACGTCTAAC